ACTGGGCACACGTAATGCTCTCAGCATTTTGTTTGTAAAGTAACGTAGGTCATCAATCTGTCCCAAATTCTCACCGCCTGGTAGCACTTCAACTTTACTACCTCTGCCTTCAGCAGTTTGTGCAAAGAAGTAGTCTTCCATGATGCTCAGTGGATTGTATGCAGCATCCATAATAGTTGTGCCGCCACCTGTTTTGTTGGGAATACGTTTTTGATGAATTTCATTTTTAACACGCTCAACAAAGCCCATTGCTTTGTTTGGTGGCATATTGCCTACATCTACATAAAATACTCTGCGTTCTGGCGCACGTTGTACTCTGTAGATAATAATTGAATCTTCAAGCAGTTCTTTTTGCTTGTAGGTTTTGAAAATTGGATCTAGTATACTACTACCAAAGGGCCAGTTGTTGTCCATGCCTTCTGTAAGTCCAAGGTGTACAATGTGGCTAGCATCAACACTGTATTCTTTGATGTTGCCCAAACTGTTGCTCATGTCGCTTGGACCAGCACCGTATGCACCTCTGTCCATGACCTGTCCACGCATCATACTGTTGACTGTGCCATATGTTTGTGCATGCTGCACAGGCTGACTAACAGTTTTCTCCTGCATATTCAAGTCAATGTTTTTGACAATGTACTGTTCAGGTTGCTTGCCTTTGGCTTCGTTAACAATGGCTTTCATAACATCAGCTGGATTTACATAGTACAGTTCCCAAGTTTCAGGATCTCTGATGAAAAATTGATCTCCATACTTGATGCTGTTGCGGAACATGCGGAAAATACGCTTGTCCCAATCCTGCAAGTTACACCATTGTTGCAGTGTTTGTTCTAAAATTTTTGTTTCACTTTCAGTGGCTTGATCTACATAGTCAATTGCAAAAGGTAAACCTGTTTGTTCACTTACTTGTGTACTGAATTCACTGATGATGTCCAGTGCAGCATTGATCTCGCTGTCCATGTCCATTTGGTCATACTGTACATAACGCTCAACACGATTAGGTTGACCACTGTAAACTTCTGGTAGCCAGCTTTGAAAACGGCTAGCACTACTGGGTTTCATGCTTTCGACGTTGTGTCCGCCGTATGCTGTAAAATGTTTTTTCCAACTCATATGAATTCTCTTTATCTAATTATAGTGTATTTATTCGTTTTGTCAACCTGTTAGTTACCATTCAATGCATTGACTAGTTTCGCTAACAATGCTTCAACCCTGCCTAAATGCGCTGGATTGGCAGGGTTTGCTATGACATCTTGCATTAATTGATCCAGATCTCGTCTTAGGGTCGGATCGTTTACATTGCTTGCTAGATCTTTCATACCCGCTATTAATGCATTGACGTTTGTTGGCGCTCTTGCTAACGCTAGAACTTCTTCAGGAACAACACCACTAAGTTGTCCTACTAAACTTCCTGTAAACAGTTTATCAGTAATTTTTCTAACATCTCCCTGTGCATACTTGAACTTTGGATCCATTTGACGCATGATTGGTCCAAATGCAGTTTCTCCAAATACTGTTCCAGCTGCACTTATTAGATTTTTAAATGCTTGACTGTCCAGTGCCGCAATAAATTTGTCAGCCATGTTGTTTACACTTTCTGATAATTTATTGAGATCTCCGCCACCTACTTTGATTGCCATCTCTGTTGTTCTTGCTTTGATTTCAGCAGCAACTTCATCCATTGTACTACTTAAACCTCTGAGCCCTTTGTTTTTTCCAGCATCTCCGATAATATCTTTCATAGTCTTATCAAATTCTTCTGTAAAATTTTCTACACTTTGTGTTTGTTGCTGGATAGTCAATACAGTATTTGCTAGGTCACTATTGAATGCTGCCATAGTTCTCAATTGCGCTGCATCGATTGCACTAGAATTTTTAAGACCTAACACAAGATCTGCACTTATTTTTGCAAAATCTTCTGGAGATGTGCTGCCGTCAGTTACTGTTGACATGACATAGTCAATAAGATCAGACGCTCCTTGATCTAATACGCCTAGTAACTGCGGAGCAAATGCTCTAGGATCTATTCCTGTCGAAACACCTTGTAGTATTGCATCACTAATCTGTTTTCCTGCAGGACCTAAAGCACTTAGGTTTTCTGCCAGCACCCTGAAACGTTCTGCTGTTTCATCACTTTGTTCACTTAAAAAACTTTGAGCTATAACATTTCTACGTGCTTCTAGCCCAGCTTTTCTTCTTTCTTGAACGTCTTGACCTGTGAGTCTTGCCATAGCTTCATTTATTTTTAAACTTTCAGTCATCTGTTCAGTAAGTTGCTTTTCAGTAAGATTTCTCAATCTTTCTGAACCAATTGTTTGACGTCTAACTTCTAGTTCGTCTGCTAGTATCATGGCCATTTCGTCGCTTTTGGTTCCAAAGAAACCAAATTCTCTAGTGCCTTCTCTAACGGCTGTTGCTAAGTCTAAAAATCTTCTACTACCTTGGTTTGTGTTATCTCCCAAGCCTTTCATGATACTGCCTTGAGTACCAACAATTTTACCGAACTGATCCAGTGTAAGTCCCAAGCCAGCAGCTTGATCTTGTACTTGTAACAAATCGTCTCCAAAGCTAACACCAACTCTACTAACTTTGTTGAGTACTTCTCCCAATTGTTCCATGGTACCAAATACCATGCCAAACTGAACACCTATGTTTGCCATACCCAAACTATCAAACAACTTTTGTCCAAAATCACCAGCTTTGGTAACATCACCCAATCTATCAAATCCTGCGGCTGCTGATCCAGCAGCGCCTTGTCCAGTTAAATTTCTAAACAAACTTCGTTGCTGTTGATTGCCAGAAGCTACTTCTCTGGTTAGATCATTAATAGCTGACTGTGTTTGTCTGTCGTTGCCTTCTACACCTGTGATTGCATCTCTGATTTGCTGACTCACACTCAATATACTTTGTTGTGTGTCTTCCATAGCAAAATTAGGCACCTCTATGGGTACTGCCCTACCACCAATTGGGATTTGAATTACTGCCATTAACTGCTCACTTAACTCAGATAAATACTTTTATATACAGTTATTTATAGGCGAAAAAATGTCAAATAATCCACTAGCAAATTTCTATCGAAATAAAGAAATATATGTCAAATTGCCCACACAAGGCAAATGGTACAAAAATCCTCCCAAGCTAACAGAGGATGGTGAAATTGGAGTGTATCCCATGACACTGCAAGATGAAATTCGCATGAACATTCCAGACAGTTTGTACAACGGTGAAAGTTTGTTTGAGCTTTTTCAAAGCATTTGTCCTGACATCATCGATCCCTATGAAATTGCTATGCCAGATGTAGATGTACTGCTACTAGCCAGTAGAGCTGCAACCTACAACAAAAAAATGACAATCGAAACACAGTGTACTCACTGTGAGATGTGGCAAAACTATGATTTAGATCTTGCACAAATACTCAGCAAAGTCCAAATACATTTAGAAAGATCACCTGTTGAAATTGACGGTTTGCAAATAATGATCAAACCCAATACACTAAAAAGTATTGCAGCAAACACATTAAAAACTGTAGAAGTTGCTAAAATGCTCAGTGCAATCAGCAATGAAAGTGTAGTGCCTGAAAGTCTAAATAGTACTTACAAAGAAAGTATTGAGATAAGCACCGCAGCTACAATTGCAATACTAGCAGACGCAATTGAATATGTACAAATACCCAATGGAGAAACTGTAACAGAAATTGAACACATCATTGAATGGTTACAAAACAGTAACAGAGGAATAATACAAAAACTCAGCGACGAATGCGAAACAATGAATCAAAATGGATTGGAAAACAAATTTACATTTACGTGTGCTAGCGAAGATTGTAACAAAACATTTGAAGGTAAAGTAGAGTTTAATCCTAGTTTTTTTTTCGACAACAGATCCATAGAGCAGAGACTGCAGAACGTATCCAACAAATAGTTGAAGAAATGGACAATCAGCGCAAACAGTATAGAACTATTGTGAATCAATTAGCACTATATTCGAACGGAAGTTACACAGTTCAAGACATGTACAACATGACGTTTCCTCAACTAGAAGAAATCCAGGATGTGATGAAACAGAAAATCGAAGCAGAAAAGCAAGCATATGAAACTGCAAGAGGAACTAATCGTAAAACATTTTAATGTTTCTTCGAAGAGCTAACGCTCATCGTCAAACTCATTTCATTTCGTTTGATATTTCTTTCTTTGAATAATTATTTTTAATGATTACGTTATTACCCTGTTTTCAGTCGCACTTAGCCTGTTTACGGCCAAGTGCAAAAAAAAAGCTAAGGTCATTACCCCGCTCCCAAGCGCACCGTTATTAGCGAAACCATATAGGCAGAGGCGGTTGTGCTCGACCCCTTTACTCGCCGCTTTCAACGCAGGCTACTAAATCGCAAATAACGGCAACTGATCTAGTAATACCCGTGGGTTGTAATAGCTCAACAGAGCCCACTCTTTTGGTTCATGTGCCTCAGCAAGATCCGACGGTGCGAAAGGTCGCACAGACTCAATGCTTATAATTGAGAGGCTATGTTATGACTGGTGTCTAGTTAGTGATTCAACAAGTGCCTTAGATCCGCCTACACGGACATTTATGATGCCATTATAGTATTCATCTGTTAGTAATACTTGCCTGTCGAACTGTTCTTTGGCTTCTAAGTAACTTAGTTCGCCTCTGCTAGTGCAGTAGTACAGTATTTCTCTTGTAAATTTTTCAGGGCCTAGTTCTTTTACATCTGCGTTCAACTTGTCACTGCTTCCCCAATAGGTTCTCCAGTCACTTTCTTTAGTTGATCTTCTCTTGTTCTTTTTGCCTTTGAGAGGTTTTTTAGTTACTTTAAATTGAGCCAGTTTTTTGCCAATGTACTTTTTTCCGTTCGTTAGATTGGTAATGAGATATACGAATCCAACATATTCCTCAGATATTTTTTCAACGATTTTGCCTTGATAAGTCCATTGCATGTTAGTATATAGCAATTACTATATATGCCGACAAAGCCAAAAGTCAACCTAAAAATACCTATTTTTTAAGATTTCCCAAGTTTGTTTATAACCGTTGTCAATCTGATGATAATGTGTGCTGGCTTGTGCAGCACTGTGATCATTGCCTCCAGGAAAACAGTTGTCTCCAAAAAAGATAGTTTGTGAACCTTTGTAATCGTTAAGCACTTGTCCTTTGTCACAACCTACTGGAAAAATATCAACACTTGTT